AGTTGCAAATGCTCGACGCGATTGCGGAGCACGGTTCAGAGCGGAAGGCTTCTGCTGCGCTCAAGTTGTGCCGCGGAACGGTCAGCAATGCGATGGCAGCGCTGAAGAAGAAAGCGGCGCGCATGGGGTATGCGCCTGAGTCGGACATGGTCCGCGCGGTCCCCGATGGCTTTTTCCTGAGAGGCACATCGACGCTCTATAACAAGAGTGGCGAAGTCGCCATGCAATGGGTCAAGAATCAAATTGACCACGATAGGCAGCGCGAGATATTCGAGGCGGCAAGCGCGGCTTTCTGCGAGACGATTCCGCGCGTCAGGCCCCGCTCCGCTCCGGCGCATGGCAATGCCGATCTGCTGAATTGTTTTGTCATCACAGATTTCCACCTCGGAATGCTAAGTCACGCCGAAGAGACTGGCGCAGACTGGGACATCAAGATTGCCGAGAACACGATTATTCGGTGGTTCGAGCAAGCGATTGCTCAGTCGCCGGGCGCAGAAACGGCGGTTTTCGCGCAACTTTCAGATTTTTTACACGCTGACTCGGTCGAGGCCCTTACTCCTGCGTCAAAGCACGTCTTGGACGTGGATACCCGATTCCATAAGGTAGTCCGCACCGCCATTCGGATTCTGCGCACCGTCATTGACATGCTGCTCGCGAAACACAAGCGAGTGCATATCGTCATGGCGGATGCAAATCACGACCCGGTATCGCAGATTTGGATGCGTGAATGGTTCTCCGCCCTGTACGAAAACGAGCCGCGCATCACGGTCGACCGCAGCCCGTCCCCGTACAACGCGTATGAGTTCGGCAAGACAGCGCTGTTCTTCCATCACGGCCATAAGCGCAAGGTGACGAACGTATCCGAAGTCTTTGCGGCACAGTTCCGCGAGATGTTCGGTCGCACCAAGTACGCCTATGCCCACACAGGCCACCTTCACAGCATCGACGTGAAGGAGAACAACCTGATGGTTGTAGAGCAGCACCGTACACTGGCGGCGCCGGATGCGTACGCTGCGCGCGGTGGGTGGCTCTCTGGTCGGGATGCTCAAACGATTACGTATCACCGCGAATACGGCGAAGTGTCGCGCGTCAGGATCAACAGCAACATGCTGGCCTGAGAGAGAAATCCTCTAAACCGCCGCGCCACAAGAAATGATTCACTCAACAAGGGCTGTAGCCCATAGAAAACATGGGCAGACCATCCAAGCTGACAGAGGCGCAGTGGGATGAGATTCGTCGGCGCCTCCTCGACGGAGAGAAAGCCGCCGATCTTGCCCGCGAGTACGGAGTCTCTAAAACCCGTATAAGCGAGAACGTTTCGAAACGCGCAAGCGCAGTAAAAGACGTTGCGAAACAAATAGTTAAAGCCGAGTCCGATTTTCGGAAGCTATCTGTTTCGGAACAATTCGATACGGTTTCGATACTCCGCAACCTGACCAATACCTTTGGGCATCTCAGTTCCGCGGCAGCATACAACGCAGCGACTGCGCACCGCCTGGCGGGCATCGCTCACATGAAGGTCGCTGAGATTGATGACGCTGCGCCGCTGACTGAAGAAAGCCTGGGCGCACTCAAGGGCATCGCTGTCCTGACCAGGATGGCGAACGAAGCCAGCGAGATCGGTATGAATCTCGTGCGGGCCAACAAGGAAGTCTTTGCCGTCTCAGACGAACCGCCAGGGCTTACCGATCCCAATCCAGACGTATGAAGCAATCCGTCAAGCTACAGGAGCTTCATGCCAAGCAGGCAGAGATCGGGCGCGCGTTCAATGAGAACTCCCGGGTTGTCATTCGGTGCGGGCGACGATTCGGTAAGACGACGCTGCTCGAGCGCTGCGCCTCCAAGTGGGCATACAACGGTCTGCGCGTAGGCTGGTTCGGCCCGACCTATAAGCTGAACCTGCCGACCTATAAACGCATCCTCCGCACGATTCAGCCGATCGTTGTCTCGAAGTCGAAGATCGATCAGGTTATCGAGACCCAGCGGGATGGATGCGTTGAGTTCTGGACACTGCAGGATGAGGACGCGGGCCGCTCGCGCTTCTATGACCGCGTGATCATCGACGAGGGCAGCCTCGTACCGAAAGGCTTGAGAGACATATGGGATCAGGCAATCGCGCCTACCCTGCTGGACCGGAGAGGCCATGCCGTCATGGCGGGCACGCCGAAAGGCATCGATCCAGACAACTTCTTCTACGAAGCATGCACGGATAAAACGCTTGGCTGGCGAGAGTTTCATGCGCCAACCGCATCGAATCCCAAGCTAGACCCTGACGCAGTTGCCAAGCTGATTCACGAATATCCGCCGCTGGTGTACCAGCAGGAATTCCTGGCAGATTTCGTTGACTTCCGGGGATCGGCGCTATTCAGTGAAGAGAATCTGCTCGTCGATGGTCAGCCGGTCGACTATCCGACGCGCTGCGATCAGGTCTTTGCGACCGTTGACTCGGCGCTAAAAGATGGCGTCGAGCACGACGGCACGGCGGTTATGTACTGGGCCCGGAACAAGATTGCCGGCCACCCCCTGATCCTCCTGGATTGGGACCTGATACAGATTCAAGGTGCGCTGCTCGAAGAGTGGCTGCCGACTGTTAATCAGAGGCTTGAGGATCTGGCCAAGGAAACGGGCGCGCGCCAAGGCAACGTCGGCATCTGGATTGAAGAAAAGGCGTCGGGCATTGTGCTGCTTCAGCAGGCTGAGCGCCGGGGATTACCAGCCTATCCGATTAACAACGATCTGGTTGCGCACGGAAAGGAAGGAAGGGCGCTTTCGGTTAGCGGGTATGTCTATCGTGGCGATGTGAAGTTATCGCGGCATGCATACGAAAAGACGACCAATTTCAAGGGTCAAACGCGTAACCATGCACTGGTGCAAACCTGCGGGTTCCGCATTGGCACCAAGACTCCACACACATACGACTTGCTCGATACGTTCGTTTACGGCGTGGCAATAGCCCTGGGGGATTCCGAGGGCTGGTAACAGGAACATTTAATGAGCGATCTCAACTCTGACGGCGGCGCAGCGGTCTTCGATATGCCCGCTGGCAAGAAGACCGCTCTTATGCGGATCCTCGATGCCGACGACATCGTGCCGGGCGCATCACCCTCCTATGAAGCCTGTAAGGAGATTTACAGCTATCATCCGCTCGGCGCAAAAATGGCCGAAGCTCCGATCGAGGAGGCCCAGAGCCAGGAACGCGAAATCAGCATTCCTGGTGGCCCCGAGGATGATCTGAGGCAGGCCTTCCAGCGTGAGTGGATGGCAATCGGCATGACCGGCGCCGACGAGGTGATTAAAGCCCACCAGACGCTAAAGCGCGTCTATGGCATAGCGTCTCTCGGGGTTGGCGGCAAGTTCCTGAATGGTACGGAAATGCCAACCAATGAGCCGCTGCCCTATGACAGGCTCCACGAAATGGAGTTGTATTTCAACGCATGGGATCCGCTCAATACGGCTGGTTCGCTTGTGCTGAATCAGGATCCAAACGCACCTGATTTCCAGAAGCCGCAATATATCCGCGTCGCCGGCAAGGATTACCACTCATCGCGCGCCGTGATCGCGCTCAACGAATCGCCGATCTATATCGAGTGGACGAACAGCGCGTTCGGCTTCGTTGGCCGCTCGGTCTATCAGCGCGCCCTCTTTCCGCTGAAGACCTACATCCAGACGATGATCACCGATCAGGCCGTAGCCGAAAAGGCTGCGCTACTGGTTGCGAAGATGAAATCGCCTGGCTCAGTTATCGATCAGCGCGCGCGTAGCTGGTTTGGTCTCAAGCGCAACGCGATCAAGGGCGCCAAGACCGGAAACGTTGTGTCGATCGGCATTGACGAGTCCATTGAGTCAATTGACCTGAAGAACCTGCGCGACGCTGCGGAGTTCTCGCGGAACAACTGCATCAAGAACATTTCGACGGCGGCGAAAATGCCCGCCTCGATGCTGTATCAGGAGACTCTGACCGAAGGGTTCGGCGAGGGTTCTGAAGACGCCAAGATCATCGCGCGCTTCATCGACCGGATGCGCATCGAGATGCAGCCGGATTACCGCTTCATGGACGAGATCGTCATGCGGCGGGCGTGGAGCCCCGAGTTCTACAAGATCATCCAGCGCAAGTATGCTGAGTATCAACGCGTACCGTACGAGACGGCCTTCTACGAGTGGAAGAACGCATTCACGGCGAAGTGGCCGAATCTGCTGGTTGAGCCTGATAGCGAAAAGGCGAAAGTCGACGACATCATTATGAAGTCGGCGATCTCGCTATATGAGGTTGTCTCGCCGCAGCTTGACCCGCCGAACAAGGCGCGTGCCACGATCTGGCTGGCTGAAGTCGCCAACGAACGGAAAAATCTGTTCTCTAATCCACTTGAGCTGGACGAGGATGCGCTTGCGGCATACGTGCCGCCCGAGCCCGAAACAGAACCGAAGCCTGAAGTCGAGAGTAGTCACGAATGAGCGTCCGCCCAAACATCAACGCGTCATTCCATGAGGTGTTGACGGCCGCCGTGCGTGACATCTCGGAGAATGGCTACGACGATGTGGCGCGGCTCGATGAATGGCTGAAGCGTCTGAGGTATGCGGCTGTCGCCGATCTGCCCTCGCCAGAGGAAATCCAGAGCCGGATGCAACTGGCAATGCAGACCGTCTTTAACCGGACGTTCTCAAAGTCGGCGGCGCTGCGGTATCACCCAGGTATTCCACGGTTCACGCTGGAGCGCCTGAAGCCTTTTGCGCGCGCCGAGCTTGACAAGCGGATTCTCGCCAGTGCGAATCTGATCAAGCTGAATCGCGAGCAGGCGATCGAGAAGACGCTGCAGCGATTCTCTGGCTGGGCGACGTCGATTCCTGATCAAGGGTCGCGAGTTGTCGATAAGCCCGAGGTGAAGGAGAACATCGAGAAGCCCATCAAGCAGATCAAGTATGAGGCGCGGCGAGTCAGTATCGACCAGGGGCACAAGATGATCGATGCCGTCAACGATGCGGTGGCCAAGCAAAGCGGTGCAATCGCTGCGAAGTGGCGCTCGCACTTCAAGCAGGCAGGCTATGACGCCCGTCCTGACCATGTGGATCGCGACAGCAAGATCTATTTGATTCGCGGATCGTGGGCGCATGATCAAGGTCTCGTCAAGCCGGGACCGGACGGCTATACCGATCAGATTGAGCGGCCGGGTGAGCTCGTATTTT